TTCGCGCAGATAATGATACTGGATTTCCGCCTGCAGGTAGAACACCCGCAACTGTCGTGGCGGGGTAAAACCGAGGAACGTGATCCCGGCTGCCATGTGCACGAGCCAGGAGATCAGAAAATCGCTCTTACCTACCTTTGGGGCACCGCCGAGCACCAACATGCCGCCGGGTGTGAGCACCCTTGGCGCAATGATATCCTCCGGCATGGGGGATCGGTCGTCGAGCAAAGCGCCCAGAGTGAACGATGACAACGGCCCCGGCTGGTTTCGTGCTGCGGCGGTTGTCTCAAGGCGGATCAGCGGCGGGCCGTTCTTCTCGATATGCTTGGCCCAGAGGCGTTCGGATTCCGCCTTAAGGCGATCCTCCGGCCAGCTCGGGCGCAGGGCGGCTGCACTGTAGCCACGGATCGCCTCCCATCCTTCATCAGGCGACATCCTGCCATCATGGACCATGCGCAGGAAATGACCGATGGCGACGCTGGCCCCGGTGAAGCGGCTCCAGTCATCCTGATCGCCTTCGCGCACCGGCGTTGTCAGCACCGCGTCCAGCGTCGGCTTGCCGGGTGCAGCAGCATTGGTAGTGGCCATGCCAACGCCCGACATGGGCGGCATCTCCGCTACCTTGTCTCCGAACTCCTCAAGATCGACCTCAATGGGATGGTGTTCGCGGATCTGCACAAGGCGCTGATGGCCATGCTTGTGATGAACCGATCCCGCCACCCGGATCGGCTGATGGGCGGAGCGGAAATGCGTGTCGCCGCCAACCTTGAGAGCGATCTCACCCCGCAGGCGGCAAAGCTCAGCCAGTGCAGTTCCTTCGGCGGGTTCGGTCATCCGCCACCAGACATGCAGCTTGTTGGCCCCTTCAGAGGTGCGCCCGCCGCTCTCGATGATCAGAGTGGGCTGACCTAGGTGGTGCAGCAGATGATCAAGTTTGGCGGAAATATCGCCGGCATCGAGATCGACGACAAGCGCCTGCATCTGCAGCACATCGGCGGATTTGGCCTGTCCGGCCCCAGCGACCGTGCCGGGGATCACATAGACGGCTGCCCCTTCGCGCCAGGCCCAATTGGCGAAGGTCGCGAGCTTGGTTGGCGCTGTGGCGTCGGCGTCGATCCAGATGTTGTGTGGTCGGCCCTCTTTACCCTGTCCCATATCGACAAAGCCCCGGACCGGGATCTGGCCCTCACAATAGCCGAACACGACGTCAATGAAGGTTTCGATCTGGAAGGGATCGGGCTCGACATCGAACGGGTCCTCGATCGAAGGCGCGTCGTTGAAATCCTGCCAGGGGCTGAAATGGATGATGTTGTCGTCGCTCATCCCTGCAGCCCCCAGCAGCGCTCGGCCCATGGGCAGAAACGGCACTCGAAGAAATCGCGGTTCTGTGCGATGCGCGGCAGCAACTCGCCGGCATCGGTGGCCCGCAGGATCCGCACCGCCCGGTCGGACATCCGCTGCGCCAAATCTGCATCGAAGGGCACCAGCTCATGGTGCATCTCAGCCGTGTCCTTGTTGATGGCAGTGAACACGGCCGGTGCGGCGCTGATGCCGGGCACGCTGGCTTCCATATAGGCCTGATAAAGTGCTATCTGCGCGGCATAGACCGGCTTGGCGATGGTGACGCCGTCCTTGACGCAAAGGCGCCAGTTCTTCGCGTTCATCGTCTTACATTCCCAGAGTGCGGGAATGGCCAGCTCCAGGCCCTCGGGGCCCGCAGCAATGATACCGTCCACGTGGCCCCGCACCCGACCACCGGCGGCCGAGAAACCAAACTGGCCACCATCCGGCCGGTTGCCCTTCCGCGTATAGAGATCGAAGCCCGCGCCGCGCAGCCAGGCCACCGCCAGGTCCTCAAGCGCGTGGCCAATGGCGAAGATGCGCAGCAGTTGCCCGGAAAACCCTTGCCCCTCGTCCTTGGGCGCATGCGTGAATTCGAACTGCAAAGCCCTCTCGCAGGCATGACCGAGCCGCGAGCCGCCGAGATAATCACGCGGAACGCGTTCAGCGTTTTCCGTGGTCAAGGCTGCATCGACTGCGGCGTTCACCTTCTCGGAGAAGCTGGGCCTGTGATTGTAATCCAGCGTCAAAACGGCACCTCCGGGCTTTTCGTCTTTGCGATGTCAGCCATCGCCTCGCGAAAGCCCTCGACGGCTTCCTCAATGACGGCGCGGACTTGGGGCTCCGACAAATCGGCAAAGCGGGTTTGCCAGCCGATCTCGTCCATCAGCAGCGCCAGCCGCTTCATGGTGGCAGTGACGGCGGCACGTTCCTCGTCGGTCAGATCAACCATGGCTGAGGACCCCCGAGCCAATTGCCACCAGTAGTTTTGGCAGGGCATCGAGCAGAACCAGACCGATGGCCGGCGATGCTTCGTGCGCGTAGGATCCGACCAGCCGAAGCCATGCGTCGGAGAACGGCAGACCGCGCAAAGCTGAAATCGCGGATGCCAGAGCGTCCGGCGCTGATCTGCAGACAGGGAAATGTTGATTGTCATGGGTCATGCGGCCCTCCGCTGATCGGGGGCGACACTCATGACGAGGTGACGGATCGCCCGCTTGTTGAAGGTGAAAGTCATCAGCGCCGAGGCGTGATAGCGTGTCAGGCCATAGTCCTGCCGATAGGCGGGCGGCAGGTATTGCAGCTGCTTGTCCGTGGCGGCCTGTTTCAGCCAGCCGCGCGTTTTGAAGGCGCTTTCGTCGGTCTCGACCTCGTTCAGCCAATCATCGGCCTGCGCGAGGCAGACGGTCCGTTCGCCGATGCCCAGCAAGCGGGGGCTTTGGCCCTTTGCGCCGCCGACCGCATGCCAGCGCCCTTCCAGAAAGAAGATGCCGCCCCAGGCGTTGAACCCGTTGGCCATTAGCGCGTCATCGGCCCCAAAGAGATCGATCCAGGCGAAGCTTGATCGTTTCAGGAGGTCGATCTCCGTCATGATGAAGCCGGTCAACTCGGCGCGCCTCGACGCATCGGCCTCGCCGTCGTCATCAGCGCCAAGAACCTCGCCGCAGAGCGGGCATTCGAAACAGGCCAGAGGAATGTCAGCCCCACAGGCCGGGCACGCCTTGGTCGGGGCCTCGCCGGTCTCAGTCTTGCCATCAAGATCGACGTCCTGCTCCAGAGTGCCGTGGATCAGACTCGAGGTCCCAAAATCCAGCACGACGCAGTCAGTCTTGATGACGCCGGGGTGTTCCTCCGGATCAATGGTACGCAGCCCGCGCCCCACCATCTGGATCATGGTGGATTTGTAGGAACTGGGCCGCAACAGCACGACGCAGGAGGTCGGCGGGTGATCCCAACCTTCGGTCAGCACCGCCACGTTGACGATGATGCGAATATCCCCGGCGGTATAGGCAGCGAGAATCTGGCGGCGCGCTTCACTCGGCAGATCGCCATGAATCAGCCCGGATGCCACATCTGCGGCGTTGAATGCCTCCGTGACATGGGCGGCGTGGGCGACGGTGGAACAGAACACCACGGTTTGACGATCACCCGCTTTCTCCTTCCAGTGCCGGATGACCTCGTCGGTGACCGGCGCGCGGTCCATGATCGACGCGACCTCAGCCATGTCGAAATCCGCCAGCGTCTTGCGCACAGCGCGCAGCTTGTCCTGCACACCAACATCGATCACGAAAGTGCGCGGCGGGACCAGATGCCCAGAGACGATCAACTCCCCCAGACGCACCTGGTCGGCGACATTATCGAACACTTCGCGCAGACCCTTCTTGTCGCCACGGTTCGGGGTGGCTGTGACGCCGAAGATGCGGGCGTCAGGATTGGCATTGCGGACTTGGTCGATAATGCGGCGGTAGCTTGCCGCCACCGCATGATGCGCCTCATCAATCACCAGCAGATCAAGCTGTGGCATGGCGGCGAGATTGCCGAGCCGGGCCAGCGTCGGCACCATTGCGAAGGTCACCTGACCGGCCCACGACTTGGCACTGGCATCGACCACCGACGTGGTCACGCCTGGATTGACCCGGGCAAACTTGCCCCGGTTCTGATCGGTCAGCTCATCGCGGTGGGCCAGCACGCAGGCCTTGGCAGCGCTGTCGCCGATCATCTCACCCGTGACCGCCGACAGCATGATCGTCTTGCCCGCACCGGTGGGTGCTATGCCCAGCGTGTTGTCGTGGGCGTCAAGCGCAGCAAGGCTGCGCTCGACGAAGGTTTTCTGACGAGGACGCAGTCGCATGATCGCTCCCCTCACTCGGCCCAGCTGGGACGCCCGGAAAAGCCGGGTGTCGCAGGGGTTTGCGCTGTCTGCGTTTGCGGGGCGGGCTCGGTGGAGACCTGAGCCGGGGCATTCAGCACCGAGGGTTGGCCGTATTCCTGCATCGGAGCTGCCCCGCCATGCCCCATCAGCTGAGCATAATCGCGGTGGCTGGGTGTGACGGCTGAGCGGACCTCGTTCTTGTCTTCGCCATTGGTATCGGAACCGATATCCATCCGCGCGATGAATTCGATCCCGTCCAACTCAGCAAAACCGCTGATCCGGCGTTTGGCCTGTGCCTGCGCCGAGTTGTCCTTGTCATCAAGCCCACGCGCCGAGTTCAGGATGCCCTTGACCAGGCCGCGCCCTGCGTTGCCCCAATCCGGGCCCTTCGGGCTGAAGAGCCCGATCAGCGACCAGATCTTGCGTTTAGCGTATGGCCCCTCGACAACGGTATATTCGGCGTCGAGATAGACAGCGCCGGTAGCGCCGCGTTTGGCATAGCCGCCGGTCCAACCCTGCGACGGATCGTCAAAGCCTCCAGGACGGATGGTCAGACGCACCTTGGCCAGTGTGCCCTTCGGAATGACGGTGCCGTTGCTTTGCGCGGAGTTGAAATCGTTCCAGAGTCCGGTCATTGGATTTTTCCTTTCAATTGACGTGGGAGGGGTTAGCGGCAGCCTCTGCAGGCTGGTCCTGAACTGCGGCCGCGTAGGTGAGACGCGCTGCTGCGGGGCGCACTGGGCCGTGAATCTTGGCCATCAACTGGCCCAGATGCGGCACTTCGATCATATCGAGCCGCCCGGAGCGGTCCTTGGCCGGAAAGCCGAACGGGTTCAGCGTCTGACAGACAAAGGCGCGTGCGGGCTGGCTATCGGCTCCGGCAATCTCGGCCATGGTGATCACCTGATCGACGATCCCTGGCAGCTCCAAGCCGGTCTTGGAGCCGTCGATCTGGGGCGAGAACACCTTGCGATTGAAGTCATCGAGCTTCTCGTCGAGTATCCCGACGAACCAGATGTTCTTGCCCCGGGTGTGCTGCAGATGCGTGAGCCAGGCGATCATTTCGCGGCCATGCAGCCCGTAAGCCCCCCGGACATCCGGCTTGCCGGTTTTTTCCGAGAACGCCTCAGGCTGGCCCTTGCACCATTGAAAGCATAGCCGCCCGGCAACGGTGATCGAGTCGACGAACAGCGTCTCGTAGCGTTCCAGCACAGCAGGATTGCCGAACTTCTGGCAAACGGCGGCATGGTGCGCCGGGCTGTAGGCCTGATCGTCGCGCAGGCTCGGGTTCGGGCCGCCGATAAACACCGCGAAATCGCGGCAATCCATCCAGGTACGTGGCCGTATCGTGTCTCCCTGCCAGCCCTCAATGGCGAGATCGCCTGCCTCAAGATCCATGAACAGGGTTGTGGTGGCAGTCAGCGACCACAAAAGGCTGGTCTTGCCGATGCCAGATTTGCCGAAGATGCAGCCCTTGATGCCGCGTGGTTCGGCCAGCCGCTGATCAGCGGTAATGATGGGGAGGCTCATTTCATGCCTCCCGCATTCAGTGCGGCAGCAACGGCAATATCGGTGCCGATGGCGCCTGCCTTACGTCCCAGTTCGTAAAGCTGTTTCAACGACGAGGACCGACGGATCACAGCCGAACATTCCTGATCGGCAGCGACGATCGCGAAGGCGATATCGTCCAAAGTCGCCTTGTTGATCAGCACTGGCGGCTCTACCGGACGGCCCGAATGCTCCGGAAAGCAAAGGGCATCCGGGAGATCCTCAAGGCCGTAGTGCGTCTTTTTCAGACGTGCGAGAGCGTTTCCGGAAAACATCAGTTGTCCTCCTGATCAAGGGTGAGGGAGAAGGTCTGGCGACCGGTGCGCAGGGTCCGCGCACCTGCGAAGCCGTCGCGTATGGCGGGCGGCCAGGCGCTGAAGCGCCGTTCCGGCACCGAAAAGGTGATCTCGAGATAGTCGGTAGGGTTGTCGCCGCTGGCCCGGATCCGCTCAGCCATCGCGGCCAACGCCACTTGGTCCCATTCGACCCGCTTTGGCGCATCGGCGATCACGGTGACTGAGCCGTCCTGAAAACGAACAGTGCCGCTGTCCTTGTTGGCGGCCAGACGCTCAGTCTGGGCACGGTGTTCGTATTTTTGAATGAGCGCACCATTGAACCAGTCACGCAGCTGCTTGGCCTTGCGGAAATGCTCTTCGACTTCGGCTTGCAGTGGGGCGAGATCATCTGCGGGCAAAGCGATGATGGCACCGATGGGTTGCTGATTCAGGTTATCGAGGGTGATGCGGTTGGGAATGTTCATGATGATCCCCTCAAGCCGCAGGCTTTGACGAGATTTCAGCCGTGCTGTTGCGCAGCTGGCTATCCTCGTAGCCTTCGACGTCTTCCAGGCGGTAAACCACCCGGCCGCCGACTTTCATGAAACGAGGGCCCTCCCCCGTCCAACGCCAGCGCTCCAATGTGCGCGGGCTGATGTTCAACCGAGCCGCCAGCTCGATCTGATTCAAATGTCTGATAGTCATCTGGTACTCCTTCGGAACAGATCGTTTCCAAAGGCAAAATCACGCAGATGACGGGAGAAGAGCGACACCCGAACAGGGAGAAGAACGGGGAGAAATTACTCTAGAACTCGAAGGCCCAAAGTCCGTTGGTCGATTTGAGGTGGGGGGAAAGTTGCGCCCATTTCACGCCACCAAAGGCGCGCTGTAGCGTCGCCACGCCTGAGCCCGCGCGAGTTAACAGGTCGTCAGCGGTGTAACGCTTGTTATCTTTGAAGCCCTCGACGAGCGTCCGAAGAATCTTGATCTGAATATCGGATTTGAAGCTGATCGGCTCGCCGCCAAGAATGATCAGCTGCTTGCCATCTGGCGACAAGCTCAGGGGTTCTGCCGGATCTGGCCGGTGGGTGCCGTCGAGACGGGCCGCCAAAATGTCAGGATGGACCGCAAGGCCGTCGGCGAAATCAACCACATCGCGGACATCGGCCACCATCTGCCCTGACGCGGCGGGCAATTTCAAATGGCTGGAGGGTGTCGTGGTCAACAGAATGCGCATTCGCAGCGCAGGACGCGTCCTTGCGGCATCCGTGATCTGGTTGGCGACCACTTCGTTTGACAATCTGCGCGCGAACCAAACCGGCACACGCTCGGCTCGGCGGCCAAGCCGAACATTACCGATCTCCCACAAAAGATTGGGGATCAAGTTGATCGGGCCATGGCGACTGGCCAGATCGAACTGAGTCGTCAGCCGGGACAGCAGTGCTGGCATATCAAGCCGATAGAGCGCCGTCTGTTCTGGCATGACTCTCATCCAGCCAGCGTTTGGGCTGAAATAGCCGTGGGAACCATCTTCCGGTGACCGGATCAGCGGCACTGGCTCATCATCGTGATCAACCATCGAAGTCGTCACCGCATGGTCACCGGCACGTACCAAAAGTCCTGCGGTGAGGAGCTGCCTCCCCGCCGCAGCGTGGTATGTCTTCAGAACTTGCGCAGAGATCTGCGCGTCAGGCGTATCTGCTATAGTGCTGATCAGGCCCAGCGCCTGATGATCAATCCTCAAAGAGCAGCTGGTCATCGACCAGGATTCCCCAACGGCGCAGGTACTTGTCGCCGATCAGTTGTTCCTGCTCTGTCTGGTCCTTGAGGTTGCAGCCATGCGGCATTGTCACGGCCAAGGTCAGCGACCGGCCCCGGCGCGCATCACCTTTCGGGTGAAACTTGATCGCCAGCTTTGCCTGCGTGATCACCCAGCCGCGCCGCAGCGGGTTGTTGGCACCGAATTCCTCGTCGGCCATGTCCCAGATGGTTCCATCCGCTTTGGCCGCATTTTCGAACGTGACCCTGCGGCCCTCGTGATCGATCGGCATCAAGCGCAGCTGGCGCACGTCGACCCGCTCGATCCCGTCCTCAAGATCAGTCGGAAAAGCAAAGCGATCGAGAAGCACCGACAGATCGTAATGGCGCATCGGAACTTTTTCACTGCTGAACTCGACACCAAGCAGATGGCTGGCCATAAACTGGGCCAATTCCGCGCGGCTTTCCCGATCATTGGCCACAACCTCAATGACACCCGTCGAGGGTTCATAGGTCATTGCTGCTTCGAAAACCGGCCGATACGCACGGCGAACCAGCTCTCCACCGTCGTCGAAGGCGAAGTGATCGTCCGGCAGACCTTCGCGGTAAACCGTGATCTGGACCAGATCGCAATCTTCCCCATCAAAGGTCGGCCGAACCCGTTCGAAGATGTCGACATGCACGTTGTTCGACGCGAAGCGCGCTCGCAGTGCTGCCCTGAACGCATCGACCGAAATCGGATCCCGCCGCACCGTGCAATCGACGTCACAGATGAAACCATCCCAGCTGCGACCACGACGGCGTTCATCCGTGAAACGGACCTCCTCGGCGTGACGGAACTGCACGCGCTGGTGCAGGAACATCCAGAGCGCCCGGTCGTGGGCGTTCGCAAGTCCATCGAGTACGGCCCGGTCATCAATCACGCTATAGATGGCCACTTGCCCTGCATCATCCGACATCGATCCGACACGGTCTGCATCGTTGACTACGCGGCCGCGGGCCTCGTCGTTCATATCATCCACTGCCTGAAGCCGCGGACGAACCACATCAGGTTCAGGGGCATCCCAATCCAGCGCCGTCGGCAGCTCGATCCCTGAGGTATCAAAATAGGCCCGAAGCGATGCGGCAGGCGTATTGCGGATGAAGCTAGTAATCGACGCCATCTGGATGCACCCCTCAGCCTTTGATCTTACGGGGGTCGTTACCGTGTGAATCCGATTGCCCGATCCGACCATCCTGGTTATGGATCTTGAACTCTGTCCCTGCGTTGCGGCTGATTTCGCGACCGCGATCTACAGCGTCCCGTTTGGTGTCGAAGTGCCCGCTGGCACGCTCTGCACCACCGCGACGGACATCCCAGCCGCCGCCACTATTCGGCACCACATGATGCGTGCCCGGTTCCTTACCTTTAGCCAT